GGTTGCCATAGACGACGCCATTGCGCGTGACCAGCACGCTCTCGCCGGCGGCGTAGGTGACGCCCTCCAGCACCCGCGCGCCCATGGCCTGACGGTTCTCATCGAAACAGGTGGCGGCCTCGATCTTGCGGGCGTTGTGGATCGACTTGCAGGGCACATGCCGGAACAAGGCGTTGAAGGAATACCGGGTAATCTCGCGGCGTTCCTGAAGGTCGAAGAAGCTGTCGTCCGACACGACATAGGCGAAACGCTCATACCACTGCGATTTCTGGACCCGGCTGGCCTCCTTCCGGTCGACCTCGGCGATGATCTCCGCCGCCCGGTCAGGGTATTCGGCTGTGGGCGCCAGCTTGTCCATGGCCCGCGCCATGTGTTCGGCCAGCAACTCATCGCGCAAGCCGGGCGTGACGCGGGGACCGCCGTTGTCTGCCACCCATCCCAAGAAGGCCCGCGTGTCCAGATGCTCGCAGTGGCCGTGGTAGCAGCAGAAGGACCGATCCAGCGGCTTGTAGCGGGCGCCGATCTGGCCGTCGGTATGCTCGCCATGGTTGGGGCAGACGACGCCCAGCCAGCCCTCGGCGTTGACGCCAGACAGGACTAGGCCCTGCTCGTTCAGCCAGCCCAGAACGCTGTCCTTGCCCGTGTCGCGCAGCTTGAACGCGCGCTGCGCCGCCGTGTCAGCCGCGGCAGGCGCGACGCCCAGCGCTTCGCATATCTGCGGCAGGGTGAACTCGCGGTCGGGGTAGAACTCGACCAGCCGGGCCTTGAACTCACCACGGCCGGGCTTCAGGTTCACGCTGCCCGGCAGGCGGAAGTTCCGCACCGCGTTGGTCGCGCCGGGGTCGGTGTAGCCAGCCGCCGCGATGGCGTCCATGGCTGCGGTGAACTCGCCCTTAGTGGGCTGGTCGCTGAAGGCGTAGCCCCATTGGAACGACCCCTCGCTGGTTTCCATGATCCAGGTCGGCGGCAGGGGCGGCGTCTTCGCCTTGGTCCCCACATCGTCCAGCATCATCACAAGGACGTATTCGCAATTGGCCGACGAGGCCGACGGCTGGCCGTCCTTGAACCGCTCCAAGATGAAGGAGCCGGTGTTCGCATACCAGGCCCCCTCCCCTTTCCGCTTGGACGGCAGGAACGCCGGCCAGGTGTATTTCGGCGACCCGTCCGCGTGTAGCACCTGCGCGCCCTCGCGCATGACAGGCTTTTGTCTGACCACCAGCAGCGTCTCCCGCTGCGGCGCCAGGCTTTCCAGAAACTCTATGAAATCCATCTTTCCCTCCTCATTTCCCGTAACGCGTCATCACTTCGGCCTCGATATTGAGCGGGATGCCGCCCGCCCAATTCGGTGGCACACACATCGCCCGCTCCATAGCGGCGACGGTGGCGTCGGGGTCGGCCGTTTCGACCACGATTTCGTCATGCACATGCAGCACCACGTCCTGCCCGTCCGCCTCTAGCCGCCGCAGGCTGTGCCGCAGCAGGTCGTGGGCCGCTGCCTGCGTGACGTTCTCGCAGGCCAGCCCGCGCCACAGGCGGGCGCGCGGCCACTCGGTAGCGTCCGCGCCGGGCTTCCATGAGGCTTTAGCATAGGTGACCCCATCCGGTTCTAGCTTCGCAAAGGGGTAACATAGCACACGACCAGAGGGCAGCGCATACCAAAGATGCACCCCGTCGAACAAATACGTCACCCGCCCGGCGCTGAACTCATGGCCCTTGTTCCGCATGGCGCGGGTATAGGCGCCCTCCAACCCCTGCCAGAACGGCACGGCCCACGGGTTCGCCCGGCGCCACGCGTCAACCATGCGCTGTGCCTCGCTCTCAGGCATGTGAACGCCGTAGACGCGCCCCATGGCAGCGAAGGCGCCCACGCCGCCCGCGAAGCCGCAGGCCAACTCCTGCACCTTGCCGACCTGGCGCTGGTCCTTGGTGACCTCGTCCATGGCCACGCGGAAGGTCGCCATGGCGTTGACCTTGTAAACGTCCTTGCCGGTGCGAAACAGTTCCAGCTTGTCGTCGCCGGCACCGGACAACCACGGGTTCACGCGCGCCTCGATGGCCGACCAATCCGCCGCCACCAGCACCTTGCCGGGCGACGGCAGCAGGGCAGGGCGCAGCATCCCCTTCAGCACGTCCGTGACGCGCTTGCCGTAGCGCGGCACGATCTGATGTGCGCGCACCATGGCCTGCCGCACGTCGTCGGGCGCCTCGGCGCACTTGCGCGGGAAGTTGTGGACCTGCAAGCCGTAGCTGCTGGCCCGGCCTGTGGCAGCGCCGCCGGCGAAGACAAACGCGCCGCGCACCCGCTGGTCCTCGGCGTCGGCCAGCGCCGCCGCACGGCTAAACTTGGCCACGCTGCTGGCCCACAGGTCATCGGCGCACTGGATCACCTCGGCCACGTCGGGCGGCACTTCGTCGGCGTTCTCATCGGCCAGTGCCAGCAGGTTGGCGCGCACGGTCTTGTCGATCGACACCTTGGGCACCCCGTCCTTCCAGACGGTCATTAGCTTGCGCGCCTGCGCGCCCACCCGGTGTTCGACCCACGCCCGCATCTTGGGGCTTCTGACGCTGGTGATGACGCCCTCGGTCACCTCACGCACGGTCTGCTGGATTTCGACCAATTCGTCGGCGGCGTAGCGCACCGCAGCACCGCACAGCGCGGTGTCCACCAGCACCCCACGGTCGTTGATCCGCTCGTTTACATGGTAGTCGGCCAGTTCTTCATCAGATAGGTCGCGCATGGCCTTGCTGACGGCGCGCATGGCGCGCACGTCCTGTTCGCAGTAAGCCACCATCTCGGCCAGCAGATCGGCGTCCTCGCGGAAGGTGCCGTCGGGCTTGGGGATCGACAGGGCGCGGATCAGTTGGGCGCCGCGGTGGTCTTTCTTCATACCCGCGCCGGCGAAGCGCCCCACGTCCTCCAGACTGCCGGGCGCGCAGTTGGCCCGCGCCTGCGTTGCGGTGCAATAGAACTGCTCCAGCGCCGGCTCGGGGAAGCCATGCTCGGGCGCCAACACATACCAGAAGACCAGCCGCTCGAAGGCGGCGTTGTGGGCGCGTATCTGGCCCCGGTGCTGCGCCACGCGGTCAGGGAAAGGTTGACCCGGCTGCCAGGTCACCACGTCCTCATCGTCGAAGGCGTAGGACATGCACAACACTTCGGTGCTGCCGTCCTGCGCGTAATTGTAAACGCCCGCGCTGGTCAGGTCGCAGCGGCTGCGGGTTTCAAAGTCAAGCCAGAGGATCATGCTGAAAAGGCCCCCGGCTTGCGCCGAGGGCCATTCCTTCTCAGGCCGCGCGACGACGACGGCGGCCCGTGTCAGCAGGCGCAGGCGCCTCTTCCTCGGCTTCTGCCTCGGCTTCAGGCTCCGCAGCGGCAGGGCCTTCAAGGCTCACCCACGACACCACGTCGAACACAGGCGTGTAGATGCGCCCGTAGGACTTGTGGGTGTAGTGTTCCTTCTTTAGGCGCACCACCGGCACAGGCTTGGACTGATCCTTCTCCACCTGCGTGGCGATGGCCAGCGCCAGCACCTGAACGGCGCGCTTGCCGCCCACCGAGGTGGTCGAGAAGCGGGCTTCCATGCCCTTGTCTTCGCCGCTCATGCACTGGAGGGACATGCCCACCTGCGTTTCCCAACCGCGCTTGGAACCAGCCGGGGCAGGCTCCAGTTCCGGCAGGGGATGCGACACCGGCACCATCTTCTCACCCAGCACGTCACCGTCGCCCCACGCGATGAAGCCATGGGTGAAGGAGAACGGATTGACTGCCCAAGTGCTGTCGTCTTCCACTTCGGTCTGGTCAGCGCCGAAGACCCAATGGCCGGTCTTGTCCATCTTCAGGATGACCGTATTGCCAAGGGCCACGCCGGTGTCCATCGACCGCAGGGACTGCGCCAGCGATTGCACGGAGGGGAGGTTAGCGTTACCGAATTTCGCGACTTCGTTCATTTTACCGTTCCTTTACGAGAGTTTACCAAGAGCAGCCGCCAACTGACGGCCGATCTGTAACGACGCTGGGCGAGGATCATCCTCGGGTGCCAGCGTGTCACCTGATGAGATGGCGACAATCAAGTCGTCGGGCATGGCCAGCTTGTGCTTCTTCAGCACCTTCTCGGCCTGCGCGGGCGACAACAACTTTGTCTCCATCAATTCTGTCTGGTCAAGCCCGAGGTCTTCCAGCGCAGCCCGCGCCTTCTCGGGATCGACCCACTGCCGGGTGGCACGCTTCGGCACCAGCTTGAAGCCGGGCACCGTGCCGCCTGCCTGCAACATCTGAAACGCCAGCGCCCGCAGGTCCGTGATCCACTGCTCCAGCAGGTCAGCCTTGGTCAGCATCTCGCCGATCAGCGGCGCGTCCAGCGCCTTGATCTGTGCCTGCAACGCGCGGTCGACGCTGCCGGTCAACAGCGGGCAGATCGGCTTGGCCGGGCACCAGCGGCAGTGGTCGCCGGCGGCCATGTCAGGCTTCGGCCCCAGCGCCGCCCTGACGGCTGCGAACAGGTCGCGCTCGAAGGCGCGGATGCGGTCGGGAGTTGTCAACCAACGCTTGACAGGTACGCGGGCGGTCGGCTGCACGATGACGCATTCGATCTCGGTCGCGCCGTCAAACGCCCACTGCACGGCGGGCGTCCGCATGGCCGCCGCAGCGTAGAACATCGCCTGCGGGTTCTCTTCCACCGGCACGTCAACGCCGTCGCCGAACTTCCAATCCAGCACGATGGCGCGGTTGCCAATGCGGCCGATGAGGTCGGCAGAGCCGAACACGTCGGGCAGGGCGTCGCCGAAGCCCACGATGGTTTCACATTCGTATTCCATCTCACAGGCCGGGTCGATCTCGATCAGTGCGGCCAACGCCCGCGCCACCTTATCCTCGATCAGTTCCTCAGTGACGGTCACGTCGTTCAACGTCGTGCCGATGAACTCGTCGGGCGCGCGGTTGTCCATCAGCACCGCGTCCATGATGTTGTGCAGCAGGGTGCCTTCGTCGGCGTATTTGGACGACGGCTTAGGCGGCATCTGCTGCGCCAGCTTGACGCTGGCCGGGCAGGCGATGACCCGCTTGGCGGTCGACCCGCCGACGATGTTGGAATGTGGTGCCATTTGACTTCCCCTCGAAGTGTGTGGCATCCGTATATCGCAACAGAACCTGTTGCACAAGTCCTAAATCGGGGGTAAAAGAATTTTATGCGTGAGAGTGAAATAGAGCGGCACTTGGTCTGGCACGTCGTCCGTATGGGCGGCGTGGCCTACAAGTTCAAGTCGACCAACCACCGTGGCGTGTCGGATCGGGTGGTCTGCCTGCCAGACGGCCAGACTTGGTTTGTGGAGTTGAAGACCAAGGGCGGCCGCCTGGCGCCGTTGCAGAAGGTGTTCGCGCAGGAAATGGAACGATTGGGGCAGCGTTATGTCTGCCTCTGGACGAAGGAGCAAGTGGACCAATGGGCAACGAATTGCGGTTAAGGCCCTACCAAGATACCGCGGCGGACTTCCTTTACGCGCACGACCGCGCGATGATCTTAGCCCCGGTGGGGGCGGGCAAGACGGCTATCACGCTGACCGCCATGCAAGCCATGCTGGCCGACGGGCACGTCAAGCGTTGGCTGGTGCTGGCGCCGAAGCGCGTCTGCACGGATGTCTGGCCGGTCGAGGCGCCCAAGTGGGCGCCGGACATGAAGGTGGCTGTGGCCGTCGGGACGCCCAAGCAGCGCGTGGACGCCTTCGCGGGCGACGCGCAGGTGGTGGTGACGAACTACGACAACATTGAACGCATCCCCGGCGGGATCGGGCCGTTTGACGGCATCGTGTTCGACGAGTTGACCCGGCTGAAGAACCCCGCCGGCAAGCGCTTCAAGGCGCTGGAGAAGATCATCGGCTGGTTTAAATACCGCTGGGGCCTGACCGGCAGCTTCACCAGCAACGGTCTTGAGGACGTGTTTGGCCAGTGCAAGATGGTGGATCAGGCGCTGCTGGGCCGGTCTAAGGGCGCGTTCTTGCAGAAGTATTTTGTCTGCATCAACCGCGAATACGGCGAGTGGGCGCCGCGCAAGGACGCGCTGGCTGCGGTCATGGACGCCATTCGCCCAGCCACATTCGTGCTGGAGCCAGGCGAGTACCAGGACAAGCTGCCGCCGCTGAACGTGGTTGAGATGCGCTGCAACATGACCGACCGCCTGCCGTATGAGCAGATGAAGAAGGACTTCTTGGTGCAGTTGGACGGCCAGCAGATCACGGCGCTGTCAGCCGCTGCGGTCACCAGCAAGCTACAGCAGATGTCCAGCGGGTTCGTTTACAATAGCCAGAGCCTAGCACATGAGATCGCCGGAAAATTTACACCCATTCAGGAAGCGGTCTGGTTTTCTTACCATAAATTCGACCTGCTGCACGATATTTTAGAGGGCAACCAGCGCGACAACACCATCGTCGTTTACAATTACAAGGAAGAACTGGCCGAGTTGCGCCGGCGCTACCCCCATGCCGTGACGATCGACGACCCCGACGCCATCGCCCGGTGGAACGCCGGCAAGGTCGAACTGCTGTTGATCCACCCCAAGTCGGCCGGGCACGGGCTGAACCTTCAGTATGGCGGCAACAAGATGGTGCTGATGTCAATCCCGTGGTCGCTCGAACTGTACGAGCAGGTCGTCGGGCGGCTGCACCGCGGCGGCCAGACCGCGCCGGTCTGGGTCTATGTCCTGCTCTGCAACAAAACCATTGACGAGCGTATATGGGCCGGGCTTTATGACAAACGCGCCATCTCAGACATGGCCTTGGACGAACTGAAGGGACCGAAAGAATGAATTGGCGGGAATTGAACGCCCGGTTGAGCAGCCTGCGCGAAGACGAGTTGGCCAACCTAATCGAAGAAGAACGTCAGGGCGAGCGTCGCACTACCCTGATGATCCGTATGCACCAGCGGTTCACCGCGCTCCGCGCCATGCGCGAGCGGCGGGAACTGCTTACGTCAACAAGCCCAGCGCCTTAATATACCGCTCGCGCACATCCACTATGCCGATCAGGCCGCCGTTGATCCGCTGCCGGCACTTGTCCAGCGCGTCAGCGTCGGCCAGTTCGTTGCAGCCGTTGGCGGCCCAGTAGAACGCCGCGCTCTCGGCGGCGCCTTCTTTAGTCTCGATCCAGCTTGGCAGATCATCTACCAGCATACCCATGGTCTGCGCCAGCTTTTCGTAGTTGTACCGCCCGGTCGTCTGCATTAGCCCGCGGCCGATGAAGCGCCAGCCGTCGCCAGGGTTCTTGTTGCCCATGCGCCCGCCATAAGCCGCCTCGGCAATGGCCTTCTGATCCGCCGGGTGCGCGTCCGTGCGGCCCACCTCTTCGGCGTATTCGGGCGAGAAGTACTTGGGCCACTGCGCCACCAGCGCAGAGGGCTTGTAGTTCAAGTTCTCGCGGATGGCGCGGCCGCCGTTGCTCTCGTGGCCCGTGTTGGCTAGGAACATGGCGATGCGCTTGGACGTGATGATGCCGTGGCGGTTGCAGGCGTCGTCCAACACTGCGGCCCATTCGACCGGATCGGTCCAACCCAAACCCTGCATTAACTTGGAAGTGATCACCTGCGAGCCATCCTATTCATCGCGTCGGTCTTCTCTTTACTGCCGGCGCTGCTGCCAAAGTAATACGCTACAACGCCGCCCCAAGCCGTGCCAAGGGTACCCAGCATGATCAACAAGGCCTCAGACCCGCCGTGCTGCGGCAGGCCGTTTTGCAGCATGTAGAACAGGGCGCCGAAGTACCCCGCTGTGATTAGCCCAGCCAAAATGCGCGGGGTCCAATCCTTCGCCGCTACCTCGCGGTTGCGGGCGCTGTCACGGTCGGCGTTGGCGATGCGTTCTAGGTCGATGTCCAACTCGCGCATCTTGACCGCGAAGTCCTGCTCGGCGGTCTTCAGCGCCAGAAGCTGTTCCGGTGTGGCCTTGGCCGCGGCCTCAGTCAGTTCGGCCTCGGTGCCGTCTGGCTTGCCCAGCAGAGCCTCAGAAATGGCGCGTGTGGCCATGCCGGCCAGAGGGCCGCCGACGGCGCTGGCGATGGACGGCGCGACCGTGCGGACAAGGTTCAGAAGCTGGTCCATCCTATCGCTCCAACATGAAGGTCAGGTTTTGGTGTCGAGGATAGGTGACAGTCCGTTCACCTTCAGGACACTTGTACTTAATAGTAGCCAACAGCGTCGCCCGTCCTTGGGCGATGGTTTCCTTGTCGGCAATGTCCAGCAGGTAGGTGAAGGTGTCGATCGCAGGGCCAGCGGGACCGGTGAACCGCGTCATGCTTGGTGTGGCCTGGTGGATAACGCCAGCGCCATCGCGCACGGTCACCTCGAACCCTTCGACCGAACAGTCGTCGCGCTTTTTGACCCGCGCCACTGTTACCGTAACGGGCTGGCCAATCTTGGTGTCGACGATCCTGAAATGCTCCGGCGCCCACGCGATAATCTCGTTCTTGAACCAGCCAAACTTTTCACCCGCAGAGTAGCCGCCAACAGCCAGCGCGAAGCTGGCCGTCGCAAACTGCACAACAGGCGTCAGCTTGGGCAGTTCCATTACTTGTCGGCCTTACGCTCAAGCCGCTCAAAGATCGCTTTGCACATCTCTTTGATTTCTTGGATGTCGGCCCTGTAGTCGTCCTTGCTGACGTAGCTTGTATGCAGTTCGCGCTCAATGGCCTTCATGTCGGTCTGCAGCGCCCTGACGCTCTCCCACACCACTTTCATCATCCAACCAATCGCGGCGCCGGCTATGCCCACGATGATGTTGTACAAGTCTTGCGTCATGGGCGGCCTCTAGCGAGCAAAAGCGTTGGCGGGTTCGGGTTCCGTCTGCGACAGTATCTGCTGCAACGTAGGCGACATCAATGGCACCGGGCGCGCCGCAAAGGGCGCTGTCACATCACCGCGCCGCACACCGGCGGCCAATCGAGCAGCGTCTATCTGCGCCATTGCGTTTCGGGCGCCGCGGGCGCCCATGCCCACCGCCATGGTTGGGATAGCAAACGCTGCTGCGTAAGGATCATTCGCCGCCAGCGCCATGCCGCCCGCCTGCGTGGCCGCCGTAGTCAGGCCGCGAAGGGTAGAACTAGGCGCCAGCGCGCTAACAGCGCGAGTGCCAAAGCGCATCGTTTCGCCCTTGGCGATGCGCTCGATGTTGGCCACTTCTTCTGGGGTAAAGCCAGGGTTGCGGCCTTTGTTAATGTCGCGGGCCAAAGAGGCAAACTGCGCGCGAATGGCCTCATCCATCCGCCCGCCAACGCCTTGCGCGGACAGTTTGGCGTTCTCCACCAAATCTTCAATTTCGCTGCTTTTGCTCATGCGCGACCACAGGCTGCGCGCTTCGCGGATAGCAGTGCCGGCGCCCTTTTCGTCGCCGCTTAAGACCGCGTTTGACGGCGGCCGAAGCGCAAAACTATCCAATTTGTCTATGATCATTCGCCCGATGCGACGCTCATCGGCGTTGTCGCTAAGGCGGGCGCCGCGCGCAACACGGCGCAAGATGTCAAGGTCTTCAAAAGACACTGGCGCGGCAGCCGCCCCCGGCGCAGCAGGCTGGCCAGCTTCTTGAATACGTTGCAGTGCCGCGCTTGCTTTCGGGTGTAGAGTGGCGTCAAACCCTTCATTACGCAGCGTAACAGCTAGATCGTCTCCAAACTGGGTGACTGCTGCTGGGTCATACGTTACCCCCGCCGATTTAGCTTGCCGATACGCCCGCTGGGCCTGGTTGCGTATTTCGGTTGTCGTCGGCGTCGTCGCCATGCGCGGTAGGTCCATCGCCGCCCGGCCGACGTTGCCGGCAGCAGCCGTGGCTTTACCGCCCAAAACGGCGCCAACCAAGCTGGACGCCATAAGCGCGTAAGGGTCTTCCACGTCGGCATACTCGCGCAGCGCCGTAGGCGCCATGGCCGCGCCTGCGCCTGCGCCGGCTTGGACAACGGGTTGCTGCCCTAACTGGGCGAACACGTTCCGCGCCACGGTAGGGCCTAGCCGCCGGGCCAGCACGTTAAACGCAGCGGCTTGCGCGGCACCGCTTGCCCCACCGGAAACGCCCGCGCTCAACAGTTCTTGCTCGGGCGTCTGCGGGCGGGCGCCAAAGCCCCCGCGCTCAAACCCGCTTTGGATCAGTTCAGACGGCGTGGACACCTGCGGCGTACCGATGTACGGCGCCGCGACGTTGTATCCGGTTGCGGCGATGTCGCCCAAACCTAACGCGAGAGGGCCAAGCGCGGCGCCGACGCGGGCGCCAGGCGCGCCAAAGCGCGACCCTACCAGCGCGCCAAGACCGGCCGCCGTGGCCTGCGGATACGCCGCCCGTGCAGCCACGCCGACGTTCTGCGCGACTGACGTGTCGGGCGCTGCGGCGCCGGCGAAAGGATCGGTAACGGCGACGCCCGAAAAAGGGTCTACAATGGTCGGCGATGGTTGGCGAAACGGATCGACAATATCAACCATCAGCGGCCCCCGTATGTGCGATTGTAGTACGCCGTAAGGTCTTCGATTGATGCGTTAGGGTTGGCGGGCCGGGCGCGCTCAAGGAACTGTTCTAAGGTTGGGCGCCCCGCCGGGGCCGCCGCCCCGCGCCGCGGACCCGGCACACCTTCAGCCGGGCGCGTCGCTGGCGCGGCGGCGGGGGCTTGCGCGGGGGCGGGCGGCGCAAATGTTTGGCCTAGCCCATACCGCTCGCTAAGGTTTTGAATGATGGCGCGCACAGACTCAATAGACTGCGTTGGGCTAGACACTGCCGCTAACATCTGTTGCAATTCGACGTTGGAGTTCATTTCCTGCGCCGACATCCCCGTCGAATTTTTAATGTCGGTTATGAGTGTGCGCGCAAGGCTTTGAAGTTCGTTTCGCACAGATTGAGCGCGGGTACCCAGCGCTTGTCCGACTGCTTGGCCGGGGGCGGTGCCCGCAGCATACGCGGCGATGTTACCGCCCGTACCTCTTGTCTCGCTGGGGATGCCGCCAATTTCGTTTAGGCGCTCGTAAGCCGCAAACATTTTACCAAGTGTGGTGTTGACGTTTGTGCGGCCTTCTTGCTTTTTACGCTCGTCGCGCTCTTGCTCGGCGGTCAATGCCCCGCGCCTTTGCGCTTCAGATGTTTGCCCCGCTTCTTGCACTCGCTCAGGCTGTTCGCCGCGGCGGCGCTCGGCTTCGAGGCGCTTCTTTTCTAGGTCAACCGCTAAATCCATCATGTTTTTTTGATATAACGCCTCTGCTATCGAGCGCGGCGGAGCGAACGTCGGCAATTGCGGTTGTCCCATCGCCGTGGCGTCTTGCGGCGCCAGCATGGCGTTGGTGGTAGCGCCCGGCGCCGCCATGGCATTCGGCGTGGTTAGCGCCCGCCGCGCGTCGCGCGGACCCATATCAATTGTGTTGTTAGCCCACTGCACGATCTGCCCAGCGGTTACGCCGGGGACACCTAAAATAGTCGGGTTGGCGGCGATAGCTTCGCGGGACACCAACTGAGATATAGGCGTGTTTGGATCGGCCCGCAAAACGGCTCGCGCGCCGCCAGAACCCAAGAAATGCGCGAGGTAAGTGTTACCCGCTGTCGGCGCAAACCCTGCCTGCACCAGCGCCTGCTGATTTTGCGTGGTAAGCGCTGGCCCCATAACATCTTCCACGCGCCGGCCGTCAGGCGTTTGGGCGCCGCGGAATGTCAAAATCTGTTCCGGCGGCAGGTTTCGCGCTACGTCGGGAAAACTGCGCCGGAACTGGTCCACAAATGTGCTGTCGATAAACTGATATGGGCCAACAGCCGACGACGCGGGATTGCGCGCGGTGCCTTCGTTTCGACGAATAGCCGCGTCAATCAACAAAGGATCGGTAGATTGCGACCGCGGTGCCGCGGCTGTTTGGCCCGGCGACATTGGAGGCCCTTCGGCGCGGGGCGCGGCGGGCGGTGCGGCTGGCGGAGCATTCGCTTCTGTGGCCGGTCGTGTTACGCCTGTGCGCGGGTTCGTCAAAAATGGCGGAAATCCTGGCACTTGAGTTACCACTGGCCGCTCAGTCAGGTTTTTGGCGATTTCATCGGCTTTAGAAATCATCGCCGCAAAAGCCTCATCTGAATACGCGGGCGGGATAAACCCGCGAGTGCCCGGCACAGTAGCTTCAGTCCGCGCGCGCCAAGCCTCCCAAGCGGCCTGACGGTCGCCTTCAGGGAGCGCCGAAATACCACGCAAACTTTCACGGCTTAACTCAAAATTTTTCAGTGTTGCCTCTGCCGCAGCCGTTTCGCTTTGGCGTAGTTCGCGGCGTCCTGAAAGGGCGGCGTTATACGCCGGTCCTCCAATGGTCGGGGCCACTTGCAAGATGCGGCGCGAGGCTTCAGGTGAAGAAATATCAAAGTTTGGGTCAGCCATAAGACCGCGCAGCGCGTTGCGTTCCTGCTCGGCGGCTTGAAGTTGTTGCGACCGCATACGGTTCAGTTCCAACCCCTGCATGGCGCCCGCGATGCCGGCAATGTCAGGCAGTTGGAAGGGACGGATTTGGTTCGCGATAGTGTAATCTACCATAGTTCCGTCTCCTTAGAGGCCGCCAGGGCCGCCTACATTAGCGCCTGATACTTGGCCGTAGCTAGGGCGACTGTAATACTGGCTCATTGCTTGGTACAGCGGATATTGCATGTACAGATTGGCGCCCGTGCTAAGGCCCTGGTTCAGCGCGCTGGCCATGCCAGTGTAGCCGCTCGCGCGGGCGGCGCCGGCAGCCATCATAGAGTTCGCCATGCCTTGTCCGGTTTGGCCCGCCGCGCCGGTTAAAACATTCGCGCTGGTTTGGCCCGCGCCCATGAGGCTTTGCAGCGGGTTGAGTTGATTGGCGCGGTTGGTTTGGTAGCGGTTAAAAGCGTTCATATACTCTTGCGACGCCAAGTCTTGCCCAAACCGTTGGCTACCTTTTAACGCTGAACCCGACAACAGGCCGCCCCGCGCAGCCGCCGACCGTTCCAGCGCCTTCATACCCTCGTTTAACCGAAACCCGTAACCAGGATCGGTCTGAAAATCTTTCATGCCAAAATCGCGGGCGTATTTGCCAAAGTCCGCCGCATTGGGATCCGCGCCTAAACCCAGCAACGTCAACAGCCGATTTTGTGCGGTTAAGCCAGCTTCACGAAAAGGCTCTTGCAGTTCAAGCTGCCGCTCGAACATCGCCATTTGCGCGTCGGTGGCGCGGTTAGCTGCGGACTTTTGCGCTTTGGCCGCTTGGCTGGCGCCGTACAAACTAGCGCCGGTGCCCAACGCTGCGGCGCCAAGAATTGCCGTTGAAGTTGCTACAGCCATGAACCGGCCCCTTTTGCAAACGTGCGCTCCAAAGGTTTATACCCGGCGCGCGCGTAAAACTTACTGGTTTTTTCCACCCTATCGTCGTCCAACGCAATCATAAAGATAGCGGCGGCGCCATTTTCTTTGGCCCAATCTTCCAGTGTCTTGTACAGCGCCTGCCCTGCGCCGCTGCCTCGCGCGTCAGGGGTCAGCCACCACCACAACTCCTGCACGATAATGTGTTGCGGGCCGAAGTACAGCGGGTACCGCAGCGCTCCGCAGATACCAACAACGGCGCCGTCTTTGACCGCCATCCACATGCCTACATCGGGGTTGTCGATGGCGCGGACCAAAAAATCCGCCACGTTGTCGGGTGTTATTTCTACAAGTTTGCTGATCGGCGCCGCCGCAATAAACTCAACGGCCAGTTCGGTGTATCGGCCTAGGTCGGCGTATTCAGGGCGGCGGATTGTTATGGTCACTGCGTCACCTGGCGCCCGCTGGCGCGAATGTTGACCGCCGACGCGGTGCCGGCAATCGTGGAGATGAACCCGCTCGGGGCCAATATCTGGCCCACAATCTCAGGAAAGGTGTAGGTTTCGCCGGCCTGCAACGTCTTGGTCTTAACAATCAGGTTGTCGTTGCCGGCGGACCCAGCGGCCGTGACCAGATTGACGCTGATCGTCGCGGCTGCGGCGCTGTAGTTGGTCGCCGTAAACTTGTCGATGATCGTCGTCACGCCGGTTG